CTCTTTGCTTTGTTGATACTGGTTCAATTCCTTGTCGTATTGCGCTGTAATAGGAACCTAGTTCCTTATCGTGCGCCTTAGCAGTTGGCACGCCATTACTCTTGGCAGCTCCAACATCTAGTTGTAGTTCGCCTACCTTGCAACCGAAGCAACCTTCGACATACTCAAGGTGAACTGTTCTCCTATGTAAACTCATTAGACCACCGGTGTTAGGTAGTCGGAATAGCCTGCTGCTATTAGTATTGCTGCGGCTTGGTCATCAATCGTGTATTCGTGGCCACCTAGATAATAGGCGTCAGCATCTGATAGATCATCTTGACTTGGTGTGCGGTTCTCAGTTACTACGCTTCCATTAACAAGCAAAGTAATACCACGAGCAATATCGGTAAGACTTACTCCGATAACACCATCAGGTGTGCCACCTTGTAAACGCTTACCGGCTAGGCGAGAGTAAGGAGAGAAGTTATTATCAGTCCAAGTCTCGTTGTTCCAAGGAGTGTTTAATTGGTATGGCACGGTATCCCTTTCTAATAGTGACAGGGACGGGTTTGACCCCGCCCCTGCCGTTGCTCAAATTAGCCGAGGCTTGAAGAAGTCTCAATACGGTAGAGAGCTGCTTCACGGAGGCGAGCAAAGCCACCGAAGTAGTACCAACCAATGGTACGGAAACGACGCAAAGCGTCAATCTCTGGTCCAATGATGGTCTCAATGTCCTGAGCCTGTGCTTCCGCTAGGGCTTCACGACCTGCAACAACTGCCTTGTAGACATTTACTGCTGGAGAGTTTGTGTTCACTGCGAAAGGCACACGAGGTGTCTCAACAACGAACGCACCTTCGATGACGCCTACGGCGCCTGCTACGAATGGTGTGCGGTCTACGTACTGGGTTAGAGCCTGGAATCCACCAGTGCCTGATTCAGCACGCAAGTCAGCTGCCTGACGTGGGTGTAGGTATGCAGCGTATAGATCGTTGATGCGTGGAACAGCCTTGTTTGTACGAAGTTCTGTTACAGCCTTACGGATCGCAGCAACAGACATTGTGTCTGCGGCATCAATTGTGTTAGTTGTAGTTGCGTTTCCACCGTAGATTACGTTGGTGCCGCCTGTTAGGACAGCTGCTACTACAGCATCAATTGAGTCTGCTGAGTTGTACGCGATGATGTCAGCAAGAGCTGAATCAACGTCGTTGAATGAAGTTAGGTTTAACTTCTTTGTTGTTGTTACAGCTGAACCGTATTCGTTCAGAGTTACTGTAACTTGGTTTGGGTTACCAAGAGCAATGCTTGATACATCAGTAGTTTCTGTCAATGTAGATGTAGCTTGTGCTAAATCTGAATAGATAGAGAAAACAACTGACGAACCTGGCATAGCCTGTTGGACTGGTTTGACATCTGCGAGACCGCGCATAACAGGAATGGAACGAAGTGCCATTCTTACATACTGATCGTATGCTGCTTTTACGAGAGCGCTAATGTCCGATGTACCGGTTAGGGCACCACCTGGAATTGCCATTAGGTATAACCTTTCGTTTGTTGGGTTGGGTTAAATCCCAGACTGACGAATAATTTCGTCCAGTTCTTCCTTGCTGTTTGCGTTCATTAAACGAGACATAACATCTGCACCTCGGTCTGGGGTCATACCCTGTTCCGCTGTATTAGTCATTCTCTTGTACGCTGCTGCGTTGGCTGGATCTACATTCGTAGTTTGGGCTTGGCCTAAATCAATACCGAACACGTCGGCATAATCTTCAAGCCACTTAGACACCGAATCTTCAGTTGGTTCAATGTCCTGTGGGATAAACGAAGCTATCTTCGCATTTACCCCGCGACGTTCGAGGGTATCCTTGATAGTTCTTTCACGCTGCGCTTTGCTTAGGCCATCGAACTGTGAACGAAGTTCAGCGAGTTCCTTATCCTTTTGCTTAGACGCCTTACGTAGTTGTTTTACAAGGTCGTTGCTCGATGATTCTGTATCGAAGTCATCGTCATCCTCGTAGTCGTAATTGGACATAGTCCTTCTCCCTATCATTTGTTTGATTGACGTAGGCCTCATATTCCGTTGGGGGACGGGTATGGCTCCTACTACTGGTCTTCTTATCGCTCCACTAGGCCAGTCGTTCTAGTGGCAGGCTTTGTTATTTAGAAGTTGCCGGCGCGTTCTCTACCGAGTGCGCCTTGGGCTGCTCCTACTTGTCCAGAGAACTCAGCACGTTCTAAGCCAGCAAGTTTCTTACGTTGCTTAGCAGCATCTACTGAACCAGCAAGACCAAAGACTTCTTGTTCTGCTGTCTGTTGTGTATAAGGTGACTCACCGTACATTGCTGCTAGTTGTCCACCGCGTGGTGCTACTTCAGCTACTGTCTGGAAACCTTGTTGTGCTTGTTCCTTAGTAATACCAGCAGCACCAAGTTCTTGAGCGCGTTCCATACCAGTCTTGAGTCCGGCTTGTGTGGCTGCGCCACCAATTTCTGCTGCTGTTACTTTGCGCTTGATTTCAGTAAGTGCGTTCTTAGGATCTAGTGTGTAAGCAAGAATGTCACCGTTGTTAATACCAGGATAGAACGCTTTGAGTGATGCCAATACTTCTGGGTTAGAATTGATTACGCGTTCTTGTGCTGTCATAATGCGATCTTCTAATTCAGTTGCTGATACATCGCTAGCAATAAACTTCTGGAAACCTTCTTGGGTTCCGTATAAACCTTTGCTATAGTAAGACTCTGGTAATCCATAATTACGCATAATGTTCTGGTACTGGTCCTCAAGCCCAATATATTCTGCTTCAGATATAGCAGCTAATCCTGCTTTTACACGATCTTCATTAGCCTTGAACCTAGTCTTGTAAGGCTGGGTTTCGCGCAAGCGCATTGTAAATTCCGATGGAGATACACCGGCCATAATAAAAGACTTAACACTTTCTACAAGATCACCCATACCATATTGAGCAAATTCATTTTTAAGAAGATCATACGCTGAAGTACGGCTGGCAAGATTCTCCGCAGCAATTGCATCCTTGGCTAACTTTGCTTCGCGAAGGCCAGTTTCATAAGTAGCAAATGCTGCTTGATCTGTAAACTTTGTTCCATCAGAGGCAACAAGCCCAGCCCCGCTACCGCCAGTACCACCAGCACCACCAGCACCACCAGTAGCACCAGCACCAATAGTAGGAGTGTAACCAGGAGTGTTGGTACCCCACCATTTAGGTAACTTGCCAGTTTTTTCAAAAATTTTCTTGGCAAGGGCTGCGTTTCTTACATCGCCACCTGCGTTACGTAAAGGGTCCAGTTCTTCATCAGTGAGACTTACGCCATCTTCATTGTTGATACCATAAGAATCGCCATATATACCTGATCTATTTATGCCACCACGAGATATAAGATATTCTTCTGGTGTCATATTGTTATAGCCAGCATTATCAGCAATAGCTTTGAATTTAGCAAGAGCTTCGGCTGCTGTAATTGGCTTGAACTCAGGATCTAGTTCTTGTTGCTTACCTAAGAAATTCTTAAATGTAGCCATCTGTTACCCCTGAAATCCGAAATCGCGAAGGATTCCTAGTGTCGCATTTGATACTTCTTCTTTAGCGCTTGCTGTGTATTGCCAACGCTTATCTTGCTTTAATAGTTTCTTAAAGTCGTACAAGTTCATATCACCTTTATCAGTAATGGCAGAACGTAACGTTGCATCGTTTAGATCAATAGTGTTTGGATCCAGTTCTAATATAGATCCCATTTGATTACGGTAAGGTGCGTAAACATCTTGTAAGTCATAGCCTTGGTTTAACAAACCGCGTACATATTCTGGTTGACCAGCCGCCGCCAACACACGAGCATCTTGTGCGATGCGGTTAATGTCTAGGCTTCCATCTGCCAAGCCACGTAGCACTGCGGTTTCAAGATCTCCGCCTGCGGCAAGTGCTGAGATATTAGGCAGAATATCTCTGATACTAAATCCGTTAGCCTTGGCAATGCCTTGAAGTATCTGATAGTTCTTTAGAGCATCTCCACCAAAACTGGTGTTGCTAACTCCATTACCAACAATGCTTGTTACTTTACCAAGGAACGGCACAAGCAAAGCGTTAATTGCTAGAGCATCATTTTCTAAGTTTCCGTCATAGATTTTCTGCGCAATAGATTGAGCCTGAGCATCAGTAAGAGTTACGCCAGACATCTGCTTAGCTTGCGCTTTAATAGCACGCATTTGTCCATCAAGATACATACCGTATTCGGTATTCTTTACATCTTCACCGGCTGCTCTAAGTTCATTGTATTTTTCACGGTTGACAATTTTAGTTCGCACAGATTCAGCGTTCTTCTGCCACCAAGGAGTTAGTTTAGCCTTGGCCAAGAACTTTGCGTCATCCCAGCCTTCAGCAACTGCTTGTACCAACAGCTTGCCAAGTGCAGGATCTAACTTAAAGATGTAATCTGGTAGGTCATACCAGAACTCTGTCTGCTTTAATAAGGTTTCTAAAGGTGTTAGTGGGGCAGTAGGTCCTGTAACAGTAGTAGGACCTGTGCCACCTGTAGGCCCAGTAATGGTTGGTGCCTTAGTAGGTCCTGTTGGGCCAGTTGGAGTTACTGCCTTGGTAGGACCTGTAGGTCCAGTAGGAGTTACCGCTTTAGTAGGTCCTGTGGGACCTGTTGGCTTTGTTAAAACAGTAGGCCCAGTAGGACCTGTTGGTTTAGCAGCAGCAGGACCTGTAGGTCCAGTTAGCTTAGTAACAACTGGCTTAGGTAATTTGCTTTTGATTTGCAACTTGGCTGCCGTTAAAGATATAGGCACTCCAACTAACTTTGAATAAACGCTTCGGTATTCAGTGACCAACTTGTCCATCTTATTTTTAAGATTTTCAGCTGACCCACTTTTAGGATCTATTATTAACTTAGAGTCTGCTAGTAACTTTGCGTATTCTTTTTCAAGTTCAGCGGCACGCTTGCCAGCAGTCTTAACAGTTTCAGCAGCAGTTTTTTCAGAAGTTAAAGTTTTAACAGCGGTTTCAGCTACTCTAGCTTCTTTTTTCTTTGCAGCAATTTCAGCCTCTATTTTTTTGTATTCTGCAAGAGCCTTCTTGCGCTCAGCAGCAGTCTTCTTTGAATTTTCTGCAACGCTTCTATAGTATTCAGCATCAAATTCCATAGAAGTAATAGCGTTAAGGGCAGCAAGCTGCCTAGTTTTAGCAGCGAATATCTTGTCTTTTTCAGACTGAGGTAACTTAACAGCCATTACTTAGCCCCCAACGCGTTCATAAAAGTTTCATAGAATCCAAGTACCTTGTTGGCCTTGCCTTCATCTGTTCCTGAGATCTGGTCTATTAGATACTGTTGTTCGTTTAGACCAGCCATAGTTGTTTGTGTTTGGTTAGAACCAGTACCGTATGTTGTTACGCTTGCTGCTTTACCCTCAATGCCTTTAAGCATTGCTGAGTATTTCTTAATTTCAGCAGCAGTAGCCTTACGGCCCAAAGTATCTTTGATAATTGAATCAACTAACTGCTGTGCAGCCTCTGGCTTGTACTTAGTTACGCTAGTAACTTTTGTTGGACCAGAAGATCCACCGGTACTTATTGGCTCAAGTTGAGCAAAGAACTGCTCACGGCTCATAGGACTTACAAGGTTGATAGATGCTCGATCTGATTCAGCTGCGACAAGTGCTTTCTGGAAAGCAGGAGTGTACTTGTTACCAACTTTACCTCTGTAATATCCAGCGGCTTTAAGAACTTTAGAATACCCAGTAATAAGAGCAGGACTCTTAGCGACTAATTTAAGGAAATCAGTAAAGTCTCCTGGTAGGGCGCCACCGTCAGTTGTTGCTGCTGTTTGCTGTGGTGTTGGTGCAGTGTATTTTGCTACACCGCTACTCTTACCTACTGGCATATTAGTCCCCTAACAATCTACCAAAGAGTACGTTATAGGCACTCACGGTGTTCTCGTTGTATTGTGAAAGTTCACGCATCTTGATAATGGTTTCATCCTTATTCATCTGAGATAAGAAAGAGCTACCGCTGAATTGTTCTAGTTCTTTCTTAGAAGTCTTGAATGATTCATATAGATCAACCATCTTCTTTAATGCTCTTGCTGTATCAGGGCTAGCTTTGTATGCCGCTTTAGACTTCAACATTGCTGTTAGATCGTTGTATGCGTTCATACGTTCGATAGCCTTTTGGCCACCCTGTGCTAGTTCTTCTTGAACTAATGGACGTCCTGATTTGAATATGGTTGCCCAGTCAGTAAACTCTTTACGAAGTTGAGAACGTTCAAAGTCTGTACCTACAGATTCTAGGTTTGCTTCGTACTGGTTCTTCTTCTCATAATAAGCCTGCATATCAGCAGCAGTCTGTACTTCACGAAGGAAGTCAGATACTGTCTTGTTCTTACGAAGACCCATATCGGTCATAGTCTTGTAAGCATCCCAAGAATATCCGGCCTTGTGAGGAATCAAGAAGGCTGCGCCTTGTTTGTTATTCTTAAATAGTTCTTGGTTCTTATCTACAAACTCACCTGATTCAACCGCGTAGCGGAAGTAAGCAGTGGTAGAACGGTCTGACTCAGAGATGGTAAATGGGATCTGATCTGGATAATACTTAACCCATTCAGCCATTGCCTTGTCATAATCACCAGTTTTGTCCAGTAATCCGTACCAAACTTGCTTGAAGTTTGCTTCTCCGTTATTGCGTACCCAGTCCTGCATATCAGACTTTAATTGGACTGAAGGTGAGGCAGGAGCTACGAAACCATAGATAACACGCATACCTAGAATACCAAGAGTAGTGTTCTTTAACTTAACACGGTAATCTTCTAATTCTTTTGCTGTAAATGGAATTGGATTATTGTTAGCGTCAAACTTCTGTTCTAATCCGTGACCAGATGCTTCAAGATAAGTCATAGACTTGCGCATTGCGCTGGCGTATTGACCATCACGTTCATCTTTATTCATAGCTGAATAGATACGGTTAACGTGTGCTGGCAAGAACGCTGAAACCATTGGTTGATCTTCTGCGTACTTACCTAAGAATGTAGTTGTTATGCGGTCAGCAGCGCTAGGGCTAAAAATATCTACTATGTTTGCTGCTACCTTAACTGATATGCCAGATAACGGACCAGCAAGTGTAGGTATTGCTGAGTCTGGGTTCAAAGATGGGGTAATCATCTTCAAGTTAGCACCAAATTGTACCGGTAGCGGTACCTTAAACTCAGCTGGTACACCTAACGCTGTCATAGCAGTCTGAACTGCCTTGTAAACATACTGGGTTCCAGGGTAAACGAAGTACGGTTCACCCTGATCGTCGTGTTGAATCCAACCTGAGTGCGTAATTCCCTCGTAAGTAAGAGAAGCACGAGCGATTGACTCTGGGTTGTAGCGTACTACGCGGTAAACACGGCGATAGAAGTCTTCAGTAGCACGATAGAAGCGTGCGAAGTTGCGACCACTGAAAGCAAGTTGGCTTTGGACTAATGGGTTATCAACATAAGCCAGTGTTTGAGCAGCAGCACGTTCTTCAACAATCTCTGCTAGGTCCTTCTGTGCTCTTGCTTCAGCCTTAATAAGCGCTTTCTCATCTGTAATGCCACGCTTGTAGGAGGCAATAAAGGCTGTATCAAAGCCAGTCTTCTTAAACTCTTTACGAATCTTAATTACTTCTTGTAGAACCATAGGTTCACGTGAGAAACGTGCGTTAGCGTTGCCTAACCAGTCCCAACCCCACTCCATAATAGAGCTAGCGTAGTTTCCGGTATCAGATACAGCTACTAATTGTGGACCAAGAATATATTCTGGTACATCATCTATAGAGTTTGGCAAGTCATCTAGTGAAATTTCACCAGTAATCTTGTAAGCACCAGTCTCTGGATCGTACTTGCGCACCTTACCCAGTAGATCAAGGTTGATTGTCTTGCCATCACGCTTAACAAAGAGTTGTTTAGCAGCATCGTAGATACGCTGAGCGTGTTCTTCTTTGCTAATGTCGTTTTCTTCTAAACGGAAAGACTTAACTAGCTTTTCATTGCCTTTGTCATCAAGCCAAGCAAAGAGTTTTCCAACTGCTGCTTCTTCATTATCGAGATTAGCAACCGCAATGCCACCTAACATATCGTTAGAGTAGTAACCAATACGCATAGCCCAAGCAACTTCAGTTTCTGTGCTAGACAATGGTGCCATACGAGTCATACCACGTGAGCCTTTGGCTCGTGATATGTTCTTAGGTAGGTTGTATTTTAATTCTTCTGTACGAACCTTGTTCTTGCGAGCAAAGTTTAATGTACGAGTATAAGAATCAACTCCGGTAAAGGAGTTCTTACCACCTTCGACTACATCCATCAAGGCATTATCAAGATCGCCGTGCTTAATCTGTGCAGCAAGTGCTTCACGATCAGCAGCGGTAAACTTACCCATACCAGTTTTTGCGTAGAAACGAGCCATCTTGCCTTCATTTAAGGCATTAGCCATAATCTCACGGATCTTGGTTACATCACCTTCGGCTGCTTCAATAGCAGCGCCGTATGCTTTGGCTTCTTTACGGTTAATGAAACGTAGTGCTCCACCTAGTGGATTGTTTGCTACTTTACCGGCTTTAGTAAGACCTTTTTCCATTTGCTGTGCGGTACGCAAACGTGTTGAGAGCATACGGCCTTTTACTAGACCAAATGGTGACTCACCAATGGCTAAGTGAACCATTAAGTCTTCAGATGCGTTACGAATTGCATAACGTGGACCAGCAAGAGTGGCGAATGACCACATACTGGTCATCTTATCTACCCAACCAGAGTGCGCTACGCCTAATAGTTTCATAATAAGACCTGATCGAGCTGATGCTCGGTCAATGTCACGAACGCTAAGAGTAGTTACAAAGTCAGACAGATCTGAAAGGATAAGACCAACTTGTTCTCCGTTAGGAAGTGCTGCTGGATTGTACTCAACACCGTTACGTATTTCAGTTAAAGCAAAATTAGGTTTGGTCTTGCCTTGTAAGGCACGAGCAATTGGTTGACCTTCGGCAGTTACGTTAAGACCACGAATATCAGCAATAGTTGACTGTAAGCCGTAGAAGATTTCCTTCTTCAAACCTACTTCAGCATCATCAAATGCTTGAGCAATTAGTTTGGCATCATTGCGTGGAAGTACTAAACGTGCGTACTGGTAAACCTTCTTGGTTGAATCAGCAGCAGTAACATCCATAGTAGCGTTATCAAAGATAGGTACTTTTTCAAACTTAGCCTTAAAGCGATCAATCCGGTATTGGATCTGTTCCATTGAGAAACGAGCCATACCTTTAGTATCGTACTTAGGTTTGATAGCGCTAACAATTGCTTCGCGGTTTCCTATTAGAGTATCTTTAATACCATCATCGGTAGCTGCGCCACCAAAGAATAGGTTATCTACAAACTTAGAACCCATAAAATCAATGTTAAATGTTTTGTTAGCGGTAGTTACAGTAGCAATACGAGCCTTACGCAGTGGATCAAGACGTGGAATCATCACACGCTTACGACCAATCTGGCCCTTCATCATTTCTTTAGTCTGGTCTGCGTTCAAGAAGAAAGCACGAGCAGTGTTGGCATCCTTAATAGGAGTGTCAATGTTAATGAAAGACTTAATAACTGCGTTACCAAACTCAGGTGCTGTAATTTCTAACTGACGCTTGGCAGCAACTGCTGCCGCTTTGTCACCAGAGCCAACTGCTTCACGGTATTTTGTTAATTGAGCGCCGTATGTGTTCCAGAAGTTAGCCACTGCTGGTCTAGCAAATACCTCATCTACTTTGCCACCGCCTACTACTACATCTAATGAGTAGCGAGAAATATCAACCATCTTCTTAGCCTTACCAAGACCAAGCAGTGGATCAGCGTATATGCGATAGGCAGCATCAAGTGCGCCAGAGATCGCCTTATACATAAAACCGTTTTTAATTAAATCACCAGGAGTAAGTGAGTCAACTATGTTGGCTACTTGACGTCCTGGAGAATACTTAGCAGCGCTTACTGTATCTAGCGCATCGTTCCAAAGAGTATCTTTATTCTGTTGGACTAAGGCAGCAATCTGCTTTTCAGCATCAGTACCAGTAGCCATAATGTCACTTAGCTTGTCTCCTTTAGAGACACGCATAGCAAGACTGATTCGATCAGAACCATATTGCTTCTTAGCCTTTTCAATACGATTAGGGCTAAATACATTATCGCCTTTATCATTAGCAATATCCCAAGCGTTACCGGCTCCGACTAATGGAACACCTTGATCTAGCGCAATAGCACCAGTACGGTAAAGACGAGTAGCAAGATCAGATCCTTCTTGAGCAAGACTAAACAATCCACCAATACTGTAATGCCAAGCAGTTCCTAACCAACCACGATTAGGTTTAGTCGCTGGATCTTCGGTACCTGCTAAATTAGTTAAAGCTGCTTTTTGGGCCGGAGTCTTAGAAGCATAAGCCTGAGAAGCAACATTAGATGGAAGATTGGAAAGTTCACGGTGTGAGGCAAGAGTCTTACTAAGATCCTGCATTGCTTTCTTTTCAGCAGCCGTTAAACCAGCTGCGTTAGCAGCAGCATTGAGGTCAGCCAATTAGTCCCCCCGCGCAACTGCTTGCTGGTAAAGAATCGCAATAGTGCCATCTGTATCAAATGGAAGCATCTTTGACAAAATATCAGAAGTTCTTTCTGTTGATTTAGCCATCATAAGTGCGCTAGTACCTGGACCTGCACCCATATCAATACCTGCTGTTATTGGTTCATTAGGGCGTGAGGTTGGTGCAAATAATTCTGTTACTGGAGCAGCCATTGCAGCGTCGCGTACTTCAGCGGCTGGCATTGGGCGTTGATCTGGAGTGGAAGCCAAAGGCGCACCTGACTTAATTGCTGCGGTATCAATACCTTCTCCGTATGAAGTAGAACCCATACGTAGGCTATCTGTGCGAACAGAGTACTTGCCAGGACCTGAAACGCCGGCTTTAGGATTCATTGGTGTATCAGCCATCTGTTTCTTCTCCTAACTTTTCTAAATCTGCGGTCATATCTTCCCAAGCACGAATAGTCTTCGTCTTTTGGTTAGAATGATAAATTGATAATTCCATTAGTTCACTGGTCATTGCCTCAAATGTTTGGGCTAGGTTGTGAACAAAACCTGTAAGTATTACTAAGAAATCAGAAGGGCGCACTGGGCGAGGAATGTCATTGTTATCGTTGCTCACCCAGTACACCTTTCCACTAAACTAATTAAGCCTTCTTGCCTTTGCGAGCTGGTCCGGCATAACCGAAGTCAACCTTACCGCCTTTGACTGATCCTGCCTTAGTGTCAACCTTTACTGGTTGTACTGGAGCTGGAGCGTGTGTTCCTTTATTCATCTTTGCACCTCCTTCGGTTATGCTGCGCCGGTGATTCCGGCTAGTAGTGACGCTATATCGGGTTTTTGACCAGCAGCAGGGGCCATACCACCTTGTGGATTTGGAGGTTGCTGCGAGGCAGGGGCGGAGGCCGCTCCTGCTGCTGGAAGCATTTGTTCAGCGCCAGGCATACCTGGCATCTGTGGTGGCATCTCTGGTGCCGGTGGTGGAGCAAAGGCTTTTTCCACTACGGATTCTAGTGAAAGTCCCTTTTGCCGACCTTGGATAACAGCTGCGATACGCGAGACAATCTCTGAAGGGTCTTGGCCTTGCGCTGCCAAGGCAGGAATAGCCTGAGCATACTGCGCAACAGATACACGCAGAGCATCACGCATTTCTTCAATGTCAACGCGTTGTTCTTCTTGAGATACATTTAGATCCATTGGGATCTCGCGGCGTACGTAATCACGAGATACTAGTTTGTCGGAACGCATTTGTAGCAAAGCAATAATGGCACGGCTTGGATCCATACCAGACATAATTCCGTAACGTACATCTACGCCGTACTCGCCTTTAATATCACGAGATGGTGTGTACTTTAATACATACGGTGTGCCGTCTTCAGAACCCTTGATTACCTTTTGAGTATTAGGGAATAGCTTCTCATCTACTTCGAAGCAGAGTCCGAGAAGATCAGAAAACATACGAGCAAACTGCGCTTGAGCGGATTTGATTTGAGTATCAAAACCAGCTTGTAGTTCTTGAACGCCACGACCAGTAATGACACTTGCGTTAATGTTTCCGGAACGGGATTCAGGGTAACGAGCGCCAAGGCGTAGTTCACGTTCTAGTGCTCCAGACTCTGCGAATAATCCTGGTGGTAAGTCTAGGCTAACACGACGAATGTTCTGAGGTTGAGCCGAACGCATAATAGAATCAGGACCAAGAGCAAGTTCTTGTACATCTTGCGGAATAGCAATAGGTGCTTGGATTGACTTCTCTGCTGCTTGGATCTGAAGGATCGCAAAGCGAGCACGAGCTAGTTGAACTGAGAGTACATCATCGAACTGTCCACGAGCTTGACCATCAAGGGAAGGACGGATTGCCACTTTCGCTAAACACTTACCAATAGGATTTGGTGTACGAGCAAGAGTTAAGTTCTTACGCTCTGGTAGGAAGATTAGATCTTGGTCAGCATCGTGGTAACGGATCATTGAGATATAAGGGCTACCTTGTTGGTAGTTGTTCTTAGCCAAGATCTGATCGGCATACTCTGGATACTGGGCAGCGAGGGACTCGCTATCAATGTTAATAACCTGGGTCAATGATATGGTACGACCAAAGCGATCCATCTCTGGGTATACGCCCCAAGGGTTTAGTAGGCGTAGGCGTGGATTATTAGAATCGTAATCCATCTCTACTAGGCCAACCATCATACCGTAGGTGTTATACCAGTCAGCTGCTTCGTACATTTGTAGTTGTAGCTCTGAAAGCGAAGCGTAGAAATTAGCAATACGGGTTCTAGTATCAGCAGCTTTACGTGCTGCGTCGGAAACCATATTAGCCGCTGAACAGTTAAAGGATGGAAGCGGAGCCATTGCCTCTGCCAAGTCACGTGCTGCTACATCAATAAAGTTAGCAACGAGTGGCTTTGGGTAATCCTCTGAGAACATAGAAGGATAAACCTTGGAGAGATCTCCTTGACGCACCGAAAGCACGTCGCGCATACGTTGGTCGCGGGATGCAAACTTGGTCTGCAAGCGACCTAACTTCGCGTTAACTTCTTTTGGTGTTAGCAATGGGGTTCCTTACTTAGTCTTCTTGGCTTCTTTTTTGCCTTGGTCTTTACCGACCTTGTATGCTGTTTCTATTGTCTTGCCAGCTCCATAAGCTGCAAGCGCACCGGAACGAGTTCTTTTAGCAGTTTTCTTTGCTGCCTTAGCGCCAGCCATAGCTGCGGCTTTCTTTGGTTCAACAACTTTCTTAATAGTTGCTTTTGTTCCAGGTTTTGGAGATCCTGATTTTTTAGAGCCAGGCGCTTTTAATGTAATGTCTGCGTTCTTTGCTTGTGTGCCGCGTGTTGTTTTTACATAAGGTGCTTTTTCAGCAACTTTCTTTGCAGTAGCAGCACCCTTAACGGTTGATGCCACTCTTGCTCCAATACCACCAATGGCACCAGCAGTAATAGTCTTAGCTACTTCTTTACGGACTTTGTTCAAAATCTTATCGGCTTCATTCCAACCGTAGTTAATAATATCTCCACGACCTACGCCTTTAGGAACAGACTTTTTTGCTGCCATTTTTTTCCTTACTTAGACTTCTTGTATAATCCTGGGTACTTCTTATCAATGCCTTTTTTGGCGCCTTCTTCGGCCTTCTTAACACCTTTAGGTGATACTTGGCGCTGGTATTCTTTAATAGCATTAGGGCCAGTTAACTTAGGCATAGGCTTCTTTGCTGAAGGCTTAGCAGTTGTTTTAGGCATTGGGGTCTTAACGTTCTTTGATGGTGTGCGTGGAGCCATTGGCTTCTTAGCGCCAGGCTTTTTCATATCTGCCATTTTATCTCCTTAGATGAACTGCTTGTTTTGATCTAGTAGTAGTTGATCTAGGTTGACCACTACGCGCTTAGATTTTTCTGAACGTGATAGAAAAGGATTTCTTAAATGATGGGTTGTATACATACCGTGATTGAGCATCTCGCGTGCTCGGATCTCACAGAACCAAAGCGCCATCACTAAGTCGGTCTTACCCTTAGTAGTTGGCGTCCAAGTAATCAACTGCTCAATAAGAGCTTTGACGTTCTCAGTTTGATCGCTAGGCAAGTGGATCAAGTTATCTCGGTGGTGCTTGTTATCAACTTGCTTAGTGCCAAACAAGGTAGCCATAGAAGCTACGCCGAAACCTGAATCCCACTTATTAGATCCGGTGTGGTGTTCCTTTAATAGAACGCCGCGTGATGCTAAAAATTGACGGATGCCTTCATCCTGAGTTAAGAAAGCCTGAAAAGCGTTCTTCTCAATAATCCATTCGCTAGGACCATAGAGTGAAGTCCAGTTAAGAATAATGTCACGGATCTGCTGTGGGCTTGGACGGCTAATCTTCAAAGCATCTACGATGTATCGCTTAGAAGTTGTGCGGTCAATGGCATAACAGATAGCAGCGGTATCACCAACAATGGCTGGGTCCATACCGCAAATAATTGTAAAGCCTTGTAGATCCTTCGGGTGTCCTGGGCTACCAGGTTCAAGGCGGCCAGACTTACGCATACCGTCAATAGAGCCACGAACACATACTGGGTCAAAGGCTGCGTTTTCAGAAACATCCTGTTGCTGGTAAACCAAAGCCCAGGTCGAAGCATCCATAGCTTGGCGTTCGTTGTAAAGGTTGCGACCATTCCATCTAGGGTAAAGGCCGTCTTCGTTCTTATCCGCTTCCTCTTGCCCATCGAAAGGTGCATCGGAAGCTGGCCAGAGAGTTTCCCATTTATCAGGATCTTCGTCCGGCGTCAAAAGCGCCGGCATTGCTAAATACTTCCAAGGGACTAAGCCACCTGGGTAGCGGTCTTCGGAACGTAGTTCGCGGTACAAGTCAACGGATGCAACGCGAGTTCCAATAATAATTAACTTACCAGTAGGGTTAAGACGGGACCTGACGTCTTGGGTAAGCCACTTGATCTGTCGTTCAAACTCATTGGCGTTCTTCAAAGTTACAGCATCGTCTACAATAATCATATCGGCACGTTTACCGTAGATCTGACCACCAATACCAACGGCCTCAATGTTTGGATCCTTTTCTGAGGATTCTCTGAGTTCGTCACCGAAGGTGATACGGGTTGCCTGCCACGAGGCAGACTTAGAGTTAAACCCTACGCCAGCAGCAAACGCGGTCTGTAGTTCTTCATACATTGGATGAGTTAGACGTTGCTTAATGGCGTAGAGAAAGTCGGCAGCTAACTGCTGCGTTTGGGAGACTATCAGTACTCGAAAGTTAGGGTTGCGGCAAACCTGCCAAGTTACATAGTCAACCGTGATGGTCATTGACTTGGCGTGGTTCGGCGGGATATTTACTAGGATACGGTTATTGGCCAGACCCTGTTCAAACTTCATAGCTGGGTGTAGCCAGCCAGGTTCTCTACCTTCGATTACATCAACGATGTTCTGCTGGTGTGGAAAGGTCCGAGAGTGAAGGAACTTCTGGCGGAACTCGGCAAAGGACATATCGTGGACATCGCCGGAGGCGAACTGCTTGTCCTTTAGTCCGAGCCTAGTACGGTCTACTTTGTCAGAAAAGATCTTATCGGAGCGACGGTAATACTCATAGGTCTTCATAGACTTACCGGCTGATGAACAAGCCGCGTCTATGGTCATACCTTCTGCTACACAGCCAAGGATGATCCGCTTGGCAATATCGGCACTGTTATCTGCCACGTAGTGCCTCCAAGCTGAGCGCCGTGAATGGCGCGAAATGTCATTTCTTTTACTAGGCAAGGTATTGCCTGAACGGAATCTGCGATTCCGCTTACTAGGCTGAGTATGCGATTTATACTAGGCGGGTATAGATAGAACTATCCCCACTAAAAGTACCGGACAGTTCGGGCTTAGCGCCCGAAGGAGCTACAGCGAACTGAGGGGTAAGTCAGTACTCGGCCTAGGGGCCTCGCTAGAGGCCAACCTTTCGTCGCAAAGCTAATCAACCCCGCTTTGCTCCTCTACTATATATAAGGCAGAAAAAATAGTGCGTTTACCGCATCTGGTACTGTGTTTCGCGTCACACTATTTATTATGTACATAACCGCAGGTCAGAGGTTTACAGCTGGTTTCACTTTATCAAATATATTTTGTTGGGGAGTATACAGACAGGGGCGGGCGATATTCACTATCTGGGGTCGGTCTCACCCTGTCTGCCGACTTATTCTGCCCTGCCTGCCCTGCCTGTGGATAAGTTGTGGATAAGTTGCTAGAAAGAAAGCAGGGGCGGAC